AGCAAACAGCACCCATCAAGACACTGTTAATCGGATGATTAATAAGTCGGACCAGGGTGGGTCATTTTTAACAAAAACAAAAGTTTTAGCCAATGCCCAGCACCAACGAAACTCGCAGAAAAAAATACAACCCAAAAGAACGTGATAAACAGCTAATGATCCGCAAAGCTGAAATCTCGGAAGCCAGGGATATCGGAGATCTTCCTCAGTGCGAATCCCCATCGAGAAGAAAGCGTTTGGAAAAGGATTTAGCAAAGTGGCTGAAGTATTATATGCCGTTGCGTTATTGTTGGGCTTGGTCCCCGGATCACAAGGCGATGCTCAAGAAAATGGAGTATGCTGTCCAGAAAGGGGCGATGTTTGCTTTTGCGATGCCGCGTGGTACTGGAAAAACGTCAATCACTGAGGGTGCTGCGCTATATGCTACTATGACGGGACTCAGGAAATACCTGGTTCTGATTGGTGCTAATGATGCAGCAGCGGAAGATATGTTGACAAGTATTAAAACGGAACTGGAATGTAACGACAGGCTCGCTGCCGATTACCCTGAAATATGTTATCCAATCCAAAAACTTGAGGGAATTACTCTCCGGGCGAAAGGGCAGACCTATAAAGGGGAGAGAACTGCTATTGATTGGAAAAGTGGGGTATTGTCATTTCCTCGTATGGAAGGATTTGACTGCGGAGGTGTACGTATAGAATCGGTGGGTATCACGGGACGTTTAAGAGGTAAGAAATTCACGCTTTCTACCGGGGAAATTATCCGTCCTGACTTTGTGATCGTGGATGACCCACAAACCGACGAATCGGCAGCGAGTCCCAGTCAGTGCGATAAAAGAGAATCATTACTTGCAGGTGCTGTATTAGGGCTTGCCGGACCCGGTAAAAAGATTTCAGGAGCAATGCCTTGTACAATCATCCAGAAGGGGGATCTGGTTGACAGAATCCTTGACAACAAAGAACATCCTGAGTGGAGGGGTGAAACGTTCAGGCTTTTATATAAATTCCCGGAAGCAAAAGATACGCTGTGGCAAGAGTATGAACAAATATTCAGAGCCGGACTTCTGGATGGAGATGAAAACAAAGCTGCAAATACCTTTTACAGGAAGAATAAAAAGGCGATGGATAAAGGCGCAGTAGTAGCGTGGAAGCAGAGGAAAGAAGAAGGGGAAATATCTGCACTTCAGCACGCAATGAATTTATTAATCACCAGGGGTGAACACGCATTCTTCGCAGAATATCAGAACGATCCTATCAGTAGAAGTAATACCATTTACGAGATCACCGAAGAAGATGTTTATGCAGCAATGAATGGTCGTAAAGCATATGACATCCCGGAAGATTGTCATTTCGTAACAGCATTTATGGACGTGAACTTAATCGGATTGCATTATTGTGTTTGTGCTTTCAGGACTGATTACACTGCGTATGTTATCGACTACGGAAAATATCCGCAAAATCCTAAGACTCCATTATGGGATAGCAAAAATCCAAAAGGACTATCAGAAGCACAGGCTATATATAAAGGTATAAGAGAGTTATGTGAAGTGTTGGATGGAAAACCTTATATGCAGGGTGAAGGAGAGTACCAGTTAGATGGTATCTTGGTGGATTGCAATTATATGACTGATACGTGTTACCGGGCGGTTAATTCGATGCGTCAGGATAAGTTTCCGATCCCCGTATTGCCGGACCGTGGTAGAAGTAGTCGCCATTATACTCCGGCAACCAAGACAAAACAAGTTGGTAGGTTGGGTGATAACTTCCACAAAGAGACTTCCCCAAGAGGTGTACACGTAATTCACTGTTCGGATTATTGGAGAATGGCTGCACAAAAGGCTTTTCTTCTTCCGGTTGGAGCACCTGGATCTGTGAGTATCTATGGGGGGAACCAATTAAGGCATCGTAAGTTTGCAAGGCACATAGTAAGTGAGAAATTATTGGATTTCATCCCCGGAGAAGGCAAAAGGGATATATATCAATGGATGTTGACTCCAGGAGAGAACAATGACCTTCTGGATGCATTAGTAGGGTGTTATATCGGGGCAGGGTTAATGGGGGCTAATTACAACGCTCAAGAGACTCGATGGTACGGTAAAAAGCCTAAAAGAGAAGAAAAGAAGAAAAGTTATTGGGTAAGTTATGACTAACTGAAAAAAGGAGGCTGTTATGCCAGTCAGAGGTAGTAAAAAGGAAAATAATGGGTTCGAATTTAATTTTGACAACCCGGAAAAAAAGACAGAAGTTCCTAAAAGTGGTAGTAAAAAAGTGACAAAACAGCAGGAAAGTGGTGCTAAAAAAGTTACAAAGCGTCCTTACAAGAGGGTTCCAGAGGGCAAAGGTGGAGAAAGTATTGTAAGAGAGCAGAATTTGAATTGTCCTCACTGCGGAGCGAATGGCAAGAAGTTCAGCACTATCTACAATGTTAATAAAAATGAATCATTGAAGCAGGCGGTAGCTTATAGGCAATGTAAGAAATGTAATAAAAGATATACTAGCTTACAGTACTTTGAGGGAAGTGCTTATGCTTAAAATTTCATCTAATCTTTATTAGCATAAAAAACATTGTGATATAACAAAGTTTATTTTAGATATGGATTGCATTTTTGAAAAAGACGTTACGTTAATTCATAAAGCACAAAACTCAAAGGTCGGAAAATGGCAATAAAAACTACACTTGAACAATTAGAAGAAGTCCAGGCAGAGATAACAGCAGTTCTTACTGGTGCGCAAAGCTACACTCTCGATGGACGTACCGTAATGAGAGCAAGGTTGAAAGAACTGGAAACCAGGGAAGAAAAACTTCTTGCCAGGTACAAAGAGGAGACTTCACCTTCAAGCGCACCTAAAGTTAGCTACGCAAACCTCGGAGGATTTTAATGAACCTGGATATCAAAAATGGATTAAAAGTAATGTTCGGCTATGATGCCGTTCAGGACAAAGGGCGCAGACAGGCATCCACAGGGATCATAAAATCTGAAGATGAAACATTAAATAAAGCTGACAGAAAAAAAATAGTAAGCGGAAGTTTTGACCAAGTTCGAAACTTTGCTATTGCCGGATGGATGGTCCGAAAACATTTAGATTATGTATCGAGATTCTACTTCAGGGGTGCTACAAAGAATGAATCTCTTAATGAATATATGGAGTACTTATTTGGTCGATGGTCCAGGAAAGATCAGTGTGATGTTGCAGGAAGAAACTCGTTGAATTGTATGATGAGGCTTTTTGAGTCACACAAGATCCTGGATGGGGACTGTGGACTGTTGAAGATTAAAGGTGGTAAACTTCAGGGTATCGAGGGAAGTAGAATTGCTACTCCTACAATCGGAACTGCACCTAAATCTTACAAGAACCTAAATAAACACGGTTTGATGCTGAATAAGTACGGTGCAGTCGATAAATATTGCATTTGCAAACGTGAAAGTGGCAGTTTGAGATATGAACGGATGATCGAAGCAACAGATATGTTGTTTGATGGTTATTTCTTCCGATTCGATCAGAGTAGAGGTGTTTCACCATTTGTTGCTGCTATAAATTCACTGCAGGACTGCAAAGAGGCGATGGTTTATCAGTTGGTAAAAGCTAAATTCCACGCAATGCTCGGTGTAGCCATTATGTCTGATGCAGGTGCTTCCGGGGGAGATGGATTCGGATATAATGATAAAAACACAGGTGGAGATGTAGACGCTGATACCACTGACTATGAATTTGAATTAAAAGCAGGACTAAAGCTCGGTTTGAAACCTGGGCATAAAATTGATACAATTGAAAGTAAGACTCCTTCTCAGGAGTTCCAGGACTTTATGCAGGTTACAATTGCTGTAGCACTTAAAGCACTGGATCTTCCTACAACATTTTGGGATTCTAAAGAAAGCTCTTACTCCGCAATGAAACAAGATAGAGCAGAGTATGAATTGTCTGCAAAAGCTAAACGTGAAAAGAATGTAGATGTTCTGACACAGATTGCAGAGTGGAAGTTGAGAGAATGGTATCGCCAAGGTTTATTTAACGGTTATGGCGTTACAAGTTTTGAACAATTGATGTTCGAATTTCAGCCCGAGGGTATTCCTTGGATTGATGAGATGGATGAAGTTCAAGCAGCGATGTATAGGATTGCAACCGGGTTAAGTAGCAGAACGATTGAGTGTAAGAAGCATAATATGGACTTCAGGAATATTGTGGATCAGTTGGCTTCTGAAGAAGAACTCGCAACGGAAAAAGGTGCTACACTTGCAATTGGTCAGCCAGGACAAGTTACAACCAGAGATGAAGAAGGGCAAGAAAATCCTGCCAATGAAACGGCAAAGGATCGTGTTGCAAAGATACAACAGGAAGGTGACAATAAAACAACAGGAGAAAATAATGGATAAATGGATGATGTCAGCATTTAATTACAATCGCCCGGAAAGGGTTGATTTTGAAAATGGTATTATATATGGTGTCTCGGTCAACACAGAAGGTGAGGCTAAAGGACACGGAGTAAATTTGGATAGCGATTTTGTCCAGAGAGTGGCAGAACAGGGCAATGCTAAAAAGCATGGACTTAAAGCTCGTTTCGGACATCCTAGTATGTCTAGTACTGCTCTAGGTACATTCGTTGGTAGGTTTAAGAATTTCAGAGTTGTTGGTACTCGGGTTTTAGCAGACTTGTTTTTGTCAAAGACTGCAAATCCAGCTCCCTCAGGAGATCTGTATAGCTATATTTTGAACATGGCAGCAAACGAGGCAGATATGTTTGGAACAAGCATTGTTTTTAAGCCTGGACAAAGATACCAACGTAATGAAATGGGTGAAAAAGATTATGAACTTTCACAGGGAGATAGTCCTATTTTTATCGAGATAGAAGAACTCCTTGCAAAT